ATCCTTTAGTTTATAATTACCTCTCTTCAAGAGCAGCCAGGATCATAGAAATTGAAATACGTCGTATGTTTAATCGTGAACTTCATTCTGTAATGGATGAAAACGATCAGAACGGACATGAGTTTAACAATCTGGATATAGTTCATAATTTCCTGTGTTCTTATTGTATAGAGAGTATATCCGAGGATGCGCTTTTAAAGAATTTCTATCGGTGGCGTGAGAATATCCGTAAGAGGAAACGGCGTCGTGAATATAAAAAGAAGTTAAAAAACGGCTAAAAAATCACCGACCGGACTATGCGTTTTGTCCCAAAATGGCGGACTAAATGTCCTATGTATGGCGAACTTGTTGATTATAAATTAATTATATTGATTATGAAAGAACTGTCCATTATCATTTCAGTTACTCCGATTGCAAATATGAAGAAATCATCTTATACTTTCATTGCTGATCCGTTTGACTTTAGTTATACTATCGAAAAAACAAACGCAGGTAATTGCTTTAATTGTGATAAAGATATCACCATAGAATTACCGGATTCTGACATAGTACATGAATTTTCTACAACTCGTCGGGTAATTGTACATCTCCGTGATTCTTCCAATCGGATTATTAATCTCGGAACAACAGATATCCCGGCATTGGTAACTATAGTTCCGTACCTTAATACTGCAACTCTTAATATTGTGTGTAAGATGCTTCGTTCTCCTTTTATCCCGTAAAGAGCGGTTTACCGTCCTTCATAGCCTTCTGTTCATCCTCTATCTTCGCTGAAAAGATATTCAGATGAACAGAACTTATCTTCGCCAGCTTCTTCTTTCAAATAAACTTCTCATCACCGCAGAGGGTTATACCTCCGCGATGATGGAATGTTTTCCATTGATCTCGGCTGACCGTCCGTTACCGGGAGCATTTTTCTTTAACGAAGATCCTCCTACCTATCAAGAGCTTTCAAAACAAGCCTTATCTAAACTTCTTAAGAGCATTGAAGCTCATGCTGAAATTCAAAATATCAATATAACAGATGACTTCTCTTCTGAAGAGTTACCTGAAGGCAGTATAGCTTATCATCGTATTTGGGGAATTGTAACCTCTTCATCTTGTTGGTATTTCTCAAGCAAACAATTTGAACAGGATCTGATAGTTGCCGAATCCAATCCGGCCATTGCTGCCCATTTCTTACATATTAATACGCCGGGTGGTGAAGCCTGGTACCTTGACCGGCTATCTGAAACAATAAGTTCCCTTAAAAAGCCAATCGAAGTATTGATCGAGCGATGTTGTGCTTCTGCCGGATATTATATCGCATGTCACGGTACCAAAATCAATGCACTTACTCAGAATGATTCCATTGGTTGTATAGGCACTATGACGGATTACTGGGATTTCTCATCCTATTATGAAAGTCTTGGAGTTAAACACATTACAGCCAAATCCAACTATTCCGATCTGAAGAATAAAAAATATGAAGACCTGCGTGCCGGTAATAAGGAACAGTATATCAGTGAAGAACTGGATCCACTTGCCGAACAGTTTATTTCCGAAGTGAAACGTTCCCGGACTAAACTGACTGAAACTGACCCCCCTGAAGATAATCCGATCTTCAGGGGAGAAACGTTCGATGCAACTCATTCTGTATCTAACGGTCTCATTGACAATATCCTCACTCTTCCTCAAGCTATTTCCGAAGCATACCGTCTCGGACAGGAATATCTCGACAATGAGGAACTCAAACAGCGTGCTCTCAGCTATGTATAATCAATAATTTCTTATCAGTATGAATGTAAAAGAAAAAATTCAAACCGTACTCCAAAAACTTAAACTCTTCGATAAAGCCAAGGCCAATACCTTGACTAATGAGGATTGGCAATCTATTGTCAACTCATACCAGCAGGAGTATAAGGTAACTCTTCAGGACGATATGGCGGCCGAACAAGCTGCACAGCAGAATCCTCTTGATCAGGACGCGTTAAACCAGGTACAAGCTATTCTTGCCGGAATTGTTTCAGGAGCTTCTACCAGTGAGGATCAAGAAAATTCTGACACTCAGCAAGAGAACCCGGAGACATCATCAGTACCGGCTACTCCTGAAACACTTGTTAAATTGACTCAGACCGTCAGTGACCTTGTTACCACCATGAAAAGTCAGGCCGCTGCAGATATTCCTTTGTCTGAAGCTCGTGTTTCGACAGTTAGTTTCATCGGTCCGGCAAGTACTTCTAAGTATCTTTTCGGTGTTGAAAATTCTATGTTCTCCATGGATTATCGTTGGAATAAGATTACCGCTAATCCTCGCTCGGCATCCAGCCTCGATGATGCTGACGAAGAAACAGATGGAGTCACTTTCCGAAAACTGGCTGTTGCCTATTCACGTTCTTTACAGAAACGTTACAACTATCTGCATGCCAATAGTATGCTTGACCCTAAACGTCTTGCTGCCGGTGAGTTTGTTACAAACTATGAAGGGGTCAATAATGCAGGTGTAGGAAATCAGCATGTAGTTCTTCGTCAGGATTATCTGATAGCCCGTGTATTGTCTAAACGCGATCTTACACAGTACTTCCCCGTAAGATATGGCATTCAAGATCATGACCTTGTTTTCAACGCTTTCTTCTCTGAGGTTTCCCAGGCTTATCAGGTTGGTGAGATTTGGAAAGGTGATATGAAAATCGAGAATGAGATGGGGCATGTGGACGATGCAATGATCAAGATAAAGTTCGGTCCCATGAAAGAACTCGAACGCATGTATATCGCCTATCTTAATAAAGAAGGATCCGATCCTATTAAGTGGTCCATGATCGAGTTCTGTATTCTCAATTCGCTTGAGACTGCTCAAGTTGAACAAAATAAACGTCGTATGCGCGGTATTTATGTGAAACCGAAATCTGGTGTTCCGGGAAGCTACTTAAACGCCGGTACCGGAATTCTGTACACCTTACTCCGCTATGTTCACGAGAATAAGCTGTTGTTGCATGATAATGAATCTTATCGTTCTTATACTTCAGCCGATATGCTTGAGTCCGTTCAGGAGTTTTGTTCCGATGTTGTTGCATCTTGTACGGAAGATATGGATCTGGACAAACATGTTCTTTACTTGAATAAGCTTCATCAACCTTGGTGGATTAAAAATGTTCGTGATTCGTATGGCAAAGACACTGATTTTACAGGTCCCGATGGCTATCTAAATACAGTTCCTGATACCTCCATCCGTATCATTTGGCTGCCATATCTGGGGCAACTGCCTTTCATGATGATGGACGTTCCTGGAAACCTTCAGTTTATTGAATATATTCCGGGTGAGATGTTTGCCATTAAAGCAAAGGAAGACATGGAACTTGTGAAAGCATGGTCCACTTGGAAAGAAGGTACGGCAGCTGCTTTCCTTGGACGTCGTTTTGATTCTTTTGAAAAAATGCAGGCAAACAATTATGAATGGCAGCAGATTTTTATGAATAAATTTTCTGTTGACTTGGCAGCTGATGCTACCACAGTCGATGCAAAGGCTGGCTTTTGGCAAATTACTGTCGAGAATACCAAAGAGACTGCCATAACCGATATCACCGGTGCAAAAAAAGGTGTCGCTTATGTTATTGAGTGTGGTAATACAACCAATGCCACCACAATCGCGAAATCTGAAAAGTTCAAAAATATCACTGAGGCATATACACCGACCAAAGTTGGCGATTATATAATGGTGATTCTCGATGACGAAGGAAACTTCCTCGAACTTGAACGTCAGGTAGGAGGCAATCGTAAGGTCAACGCAGCACTCCAACCGAATATTCCCGGCGTGCGATAGTACATTTTTCATGTGTGTTTTAATAAGTTAGTTGTTTGTGGGCGGGTTTTATGGCCCGCCCTTCTTTTTAAATGAAAATTTTATGAAAGCAAGAAAAATTTCCAATCCTTATAAAAAGGGTAACGAGTACGCTCGTAAAGTGTCTGTCAGGTTCTTCCTCTCATTGATGATGCTCCTGGCTATCGTCTTTGTTGTTGGCATGTTTATGGACCCGGACTCATTTTTATGTATCTCCGGTTTTGGTGGTACATCATTGGCTACTATGATGATCATCGGTGATGTCAGTGATGTTTCGGATCGCCAGACGCATGGTTCTAATATTGCATATAAAGTGTATCTGATTGAACTTTCCCAGATTAACCCTGATGTGAAGTTTCCCAAAAAGAATGCCAATCGCGAAGTTGGTACCATTCCGATGAAAGCCGGTGAGTATATGAAGTACTTCGAAGCCCATGATATACCTACATATACAGCTACTGGAGAGAAAGGGGATATTACCACATCCGGAGAAAACAACTTTGTAATCATTATGGGAGGTATGCGAGATCAGCTGCTCAACTTTATCGAAGAACATGCTGGTGGTAAGTTTATAGTCTTGTTCAAAGAAGTAGGAGAGGAGCAGTGGTACATTATCGGTGAGTACGACCGGCCAATGATTCTGCAATCGTTTGAAGCAAAGAATGATAAAGATGGGCGTTACGTCACCTTTACCTTCAAGCGTACCTCTATTGATCAATATTGTAAATATACCGGTGCCATCGTTCGTACTCCGGCAGCAAAACATACGGCTTCAGCCACTACACTTGCCATCAAGCCAGAAAGCAACCGATATGAAATCCCGGATGGCACTGCCGCCACCTATGCTATTTCCGCAGTGTCCGGAATTACAGCAAATGACAAAGGTCGTTATATAACTCTTGAAGGTACCGGTACTGACAAAGCTGCTACAATTGCTGATGGAGCATCATTCGTTCTTGAAGATGGAGCTACATGGACCGCCCGTGTAGGATCCGCGATTACATTCCGGATTATGGATACTACTACTCTCGTCGAGGTTCCTGGAACCCGTATTCAGACAGCATAGTTTATTTATTCATAGAGCAGAGAAATCTGCTCTTAATACTTACTAAAATGTACTCATTCAAAGAAAAGCAAAAACATTTTTCTGAACTTCAGAATCCGGATGCAGCTTCTTTAGACTTAAAACTTTTAACTCAGAAGAATCCATTACATCCTCTTTTGAGAAAGTTTTCGAGAAGTCCGCAACGTTATGCTAACGAGATCTTGTACCAATTACTCGATGTTGCAGAGCGGGATGAGATTCGTAACAATCGCCGTCCACCTGTTTCCAAATCCAATGTAGTTAATGGCTCTCAGTCCTCCAAAAAGGAGACTAAAATACTTCTCATTGAGAAGTCTGAAAAGGTTGAAAATGTAACTCCTGAATCTTCTGATCCGGATCAGCAAGATAAGATATCTGATGTAACCGATCAAATAGTAGAAACCGAAGAACGTGCAGAGGAAGCAGAACTTCGTGTAGAGGAAGCTGAAGAGCGTGTAGAGGAAGCTGAACAACGTGCAGAAGAAGCCGAAGAACGTGTAGAGGAAGCTGAAGAACGTGCAGAGGAAGCCGAAGAACGTGTAGAGGAAGCCGAAGAGCGTGCGGATAACGCTGAAGCTGAGCTTGAACAAGAGAAAAAAAAAGCAGCCACTACTTCAAAACCGGTTTCAAATCCGAAAGTAAAGTCCAAAAGTGGGAAGAGTACCCCAAAATCGACTGGGACAACCTCTCCGACCCGCAAGTCCAGACAGCCACGATCATCTACAACGACCGGATCATAACTTGGAAACAAATGAAGCAGCTCGACGAACAGCTGGATAAGAAACCGACTACACAGGCAGTTATTGATATGGCCGAACTACGTATTCGTAATCTTCTGGCGTTTGAAGAGCTGCAGTCGTTCAACGATACTGGGAAGTTCCGTTACAAGCATCCGTTCATAACCCACCAGTCGGAGAGAGCACAACTGGAGGAGCTGTTACGGAAAGATCCGCAAGAGTTTCTGCGGCGTCATAAAAATATACTCGACAACATCCGCAGATACGAATCCTACCTGAAACGGGCCGACCGTGACAGTCGGCGCACTCAAGACAAAGAAAACCTTCGTCGTCATCGTGAGCGAGAAGCCATTTTCAAAGCAATTCTCGAATCAACAACAAATAAAAATTAATCATGGAAAAGCTAATAGAAGTATTTAATTTGGGTGGTTTGCCAACTGCCCCGCTGGATTCATTCTTAGAGCTTCAGGAAGATTTCAAGAAGTCGGATCCTGATAAATTATCGAAGCTGCAGATGCTCATCATCACTCGTGGTTTCAAGTATGCATTTAAAGCTTGGAAGGACCCGGACGGAAAACTCTGGATCATCGATGCCCATCAACGTCGAAAGGCACTACTTGCACTACGAAAATCCGGCTTTACCATCCCGGAGATTCCGTATGAGCCAATCTTTGCTTCGGACAAAAAAGAGGCTGTCGAGGAGATTGCAGCCTACAACTCTGAGTTTGCAACTAAGAACCCGGATACCTTACTCTTCAAAAAATACAATATCGATACCGACACTCTTTCTCGGTTCAATTTAGGTTATGAAGTGAAAGCAATGGATTTCGCTCAAATGACAACTCCACTATTCGGATCAGAGCACGAATCAACCGACATCCAGGAAGATGCTGTTGATTTTGTTGTCCCATCTGAAGAAGATACCAGAGCGGTTTTTGCTCAAAACGGAGATATATGGCTGCTTGGAAACAATCGTCTGATGTGTGGTGACTGTCGCTCTAAAACAGATGTCATCGCGTTGATGGATGGCCAACATGCAGATCTGATTGTCACAGACCCACCCTATAACGTCGCTTATGAAGGTGGTACCGAGGAAGAACTCACGATTCAGAATGATTCGATGGAGAATGACCTGTTCGCTACCTTCCTAAAGCAAGTTTTTTCTGTTATGTTTTCCATTTTGAAACCAGGTGGGTCTTATTATGTTTTCCATGCCGATAGCGAAGGTGAGAACTTTCGGAGCTCTCTCCGGAAAGCCGGGTTCAAAATAGCGCAATGCTGCATCTGGGTAAAGAACTCTATGGTCATGGGGCGGCAGGACTACCAATGGCAGCATGAACCCTGTCTCTATGGTTGGAAACCTGGTTCAGCCCACTATTGGAACTCCGACCGTAAACAGACTACTGTTTGGAACTTTGATAAGCCACAACGCAATGCGATACATCCTACAATGAAACCCATTGCTCTGATAGCCTATCCTATCTGCAATTCAACCGTATCAGGTCAGATCGTTGCAGACTTCTTTTCAGGATCCGGTTCAACTCTGATGGCTTGTCAGCAAACCGACCGTATATGTCGCGCGATGGAGATCGATCCTCGATACGTTTCTGGTACAGTTCTTAGGTACCGTGCAATGTTTCCGGAACAACCCATTCGCTTAATTCGTGATGATGTTTTAGTAAGTATTGAGGACACTTTAAAGTTAATATGTAATGGAGCATGCAACTCTTTTTAGTGGAATTGGTGCACCTGAATTGGCTGCATATTGGTTAGGCTGGAATAATTCATTTCATTGTGAAATAAATCCCTTTTGCCAGCAAGTTATTAAATATTGGTTCAATAAATCAGAATGTTATGAAGATATCACAAAAACAGATTTTAAAAAATGGAGAGGAAAAATTGATGTGCTTACCGGAGGATTCCCTTGTCAGCCGTTTAGTGTTGCAGGAAGAAGAAAAGGAGCGGAAGATAACCGCTACCTCTGGCCGGAGTTTAAACGTGTTATACGGGAAGTCCAACCACGTTGGATTGTTGGTGAAAATGTTGCTGGGATCATCTCAATGGTACAGCCCATCAAAGAGATTGACTTGGAAGTATCGCAATTTGAACAGCCGCCGTCTGGTACGACAAGTCTGTATGAGCAAGAATTCGTTATTGAAACAATCTGCAGTGATCTTGAAAGTGAAGGATATACCGTCCAACCGATTGTTATACCAGCTTGTGCCATCGGTGCGCCCCATCGAAGAGACCGTGTTTGGTTCGTTGCCCATCGGAACAGTACCAGATTTCAAAAAGTGCAGACTAAACGACGAGAAACAGGAACAGTTGAAGACAAATTATCAGATGCTTCCAACTCCGCAAGCTGCAGACAGTTCAATTGGTGCAGTGATTGGACGCAACGATCATTTTGTTTTAACAAGGAATGGAACACTACGGAAAGTCAATCAAAATGGTCAGAGTGGCAGTGTAGGGCTTGCAAGGATGTTCAATCTGATGTGTACTCCAACAGCGACAGATTGGAAGGGGGGATCTCAAAGAAGGCAAAAGAAATTCCAATATTCGAGTTTGAGAAACGAAGTGCATGCGGATTATGGTACTGGAAAGACTTCCCAACTCAATCCCCTGTTTGTGGAAGAGATGATGGGATTTCCGACAGGCTGGATTTTGAGACCGTTTTTAAAGGAGTCAGCTATACCAAAAGAAGTTCAACATATAATAGATGGAGAACCGAGGCTATAAAAGCTTATGGAAATGCAATGGTACCTCAAGTGATTTATCAGATTTATAAATATATAAATGATATTGAAAGCCGATTCTATGAAAGATGATCTGACACCCGCTTCTGACGTTGATAAAGCCATTCTGATTGGTGACGAATATATATCCCAAGTGCGCACGTTTGGCGCACTTGGATACTCTGCAGATCGCATCTGTAACCTTCTGGGTTTACGTGGGAGTGAGAAGACTGCTCTTTGTATCCGGATCTCTTTGCCGGGAGATGTCTACAACGATGCTTACAGTAATGGACGTGCCCTGGGTGAATACAATATCGATGCAGAACTTGCCAAACGAGCTGAAGCAGGAGAGATTGATGCTATTACCACCTTGGAAACCCGTAAAAATGAACGTATAGAACTTGAACTTCGAAAGAATTTATTCGGCGTATGACACAACTTGACATACTTGATAAGATACATCCAGACATGATATCAGCTTTCCTGGTTTCAGGAAAAAGCGATGGTATACCGGCTGATGTGCAGTTCTTCCTCAAGCAACTGCAATGGGCTGCTGAAATATACGAATACGAACGGAACATTACCCGTGCTGCCAAATTGTTAAAGCAGCGTATTAATGCCTTACAGCATCTTAATCTTGATGAACGTACCTGTAAAGCACGTATATATGCTGCCATCAACTACTTTTCGATTGATAATAATGTATCCATCAAAGTATGGGAGTCAAACTACGCGGATAAATACGAGGACCTGGCTAAACTCTCCGCTGTTCGTGGTGATTACAAAACACAGAAACAGTGCTATGATGCTGCAGCCGAGTGTCGTCGTCGGGCATCGGAGATCGCTGAAGCTGATCGTGATCTTGGTGTTGTATTCTTGATTTCTCCGGATATTACTCCGGAGGAACTCGGGTATTCTAAGAAGTCATTGAAAGAGATCGCGTCCAAGCATAACGCGGGTTTCTACTTGAACTTGATTGATAAGCTTCCCATTGAGAAAGAAGAGAAAAAACGCCTCTTACGTGATGCTGACATTCAAGAGGCTGAGTTTGAAGAAGTAAACGAAGAATAGTCATGTCGATAGAACTTTATTCCCAATCTCAAATGAAGCTTTCTGCAGGCTGTGATACCTTTGATGCCACTACCTGTTTTGAAAGTTATTACATGAACTCCATGCAGATTCAGGTGAATGTCCTGGATCCTAACAATATCTTTGTTGAAGGTGCCCGTGCTGTCGGTAAAACCGAAGGAGTAATGGGACCGCGTATTATCCGGGTAGCAAACGATATGCCTGGAGAACTTTCATTCCTGGTACACAAAACTTACATTGCCCTCATGACCAATGTATGGCCCAATATCCAAGCGTACTTTTCCCGCCCTGTCACCGTTGCCGGTCGCGTGCGTCCGATGTTGGAATATGGTATAGACTATGTGGTGGGAGAGACTAAAATACCTTCTCACTTTCGTCATCCACGTTACCCCATTGCTTACCCCAAACATAGTATCTTGTTTCGTGATGGTCATCATTTACAAATGGTGAGTTCTGATCAGCCGGAGTCAGTTGCCGGCCGTTCAGGTGTGCATGCTTTCATCGAAGAGATGAAGCACAACAAGGGTGAGAAGTTAAAGACGCGACTTTTTCCGTCACTTCGCGGATCTTCTGCCGAGATCCGTATGTCGCAATATTATCAGGGGGTAACAGGTGTTTCCGATACAGCTCGTGTGGATCTGGGCGAAGATGACTGGTTCGAAGAATATGAAAACAATATTGACCGGACACTTCTTGAGGAAATAGCTACAGTTTCTCTACATGTTAATGCAGCTATGTACAAGCGTTACAAGTTGTTTGCACAACAGAAACAAACGACGAATCCGGTTATACTCGAAACTATTCGTCTCGAACTTCAGAAAGTAGAGCGAACTCTTGCCTTATGGAAACCTCGTCTTGCTGACATGCGTCGCAATGCTACATTGTATGTGCGTGCCAGTTCATTTTGTAACAAAGATATATTAGGGCCTAAATTCTTTAAAACTCAACTTGATACGCTTGATATTGATGAATTTCTTACTTCTATCTGTGCTATTCGACATAAAGAAGTTGTAAATAAATTCTTCGCTAATTATAAAAAAGAGTTTCACCAATTTTCAGACAGTTATATTTATGAGTCTATCCTGAAGCTCGACCTCCGGGAACACTTTATTCTAACAGCCCGTTATTTGAAACATTATAATAAGCGTGATGAACTACTTGTTGGTTATGATCCCGGACACTTCTCCAGCCTGGTTGTTGGCCAAGAGAAAGACTATGGTTCAGAACTCAGGATACTGAAGGAGTTCTTCTGTTACTATCCGGATGAACAGCCCGAACTTGCCCGTCAGTTCTACGAGTTCTTTGGTCAGGATGCTGTCAATAAACATATCATTCTATATCCGGATCGCGCCGGCAACAAGAAGAAAGAGGATCTGGAAAAGATAACCACCGACTCCCGCATTCTCAAACGAGAGTTGGAGTCTTACGGCTTTACTGTTGAACTGATGAACGAAGGCCAGGCGACAGTTTACCACTGGCAACAGTTCAAACTCTTGCTTCTTGTATTTGGCAATCGCAGTAATGCATTACCCCGCGTTCTTATTGACGAAAACGAGTGTAAAAATTTGTGTAGTGCTATTATGTTATCCCCTCTTAAAAAAACGGATGGCCGTATTGAACTGGACAAAAACTCAGAAGTAAAAGTACCTCTTAAACTTCAAGCCGGGCTTACAACACAGATACCAAGTGCACTTATTTACTTACTTTTTGGACGTTACGGTGACCGTGTTCAAAGTGAATTATCATCAATCCCGATAGATTTACCGGATAATTTCTCTATAAATTAATTATTAATTCTATGAAAAGTTTGTCTTTATCCATAATAATAGCCCTGTTTGACATTGAGAAATATGCTAATCTATTGGAAACTAATCTAATTACGTTTCAAAAGTTTATTTCTTTTTTTTCGTCAGACTCCTATCTCCACGCCCCGCTGATAATTCGACGTGAGGTGCATCCCTCTTCTTTTTACAGGAAATATGAGGGAGTGCCTCTTCCGGTCCTTTTGGAGGTGGTCTCAAACAAGTATTTTCGAGCATGGAAACTACAATGACAGGACCGCATGCACTGCAATGGGCAAAAGAGATATCGAAACTTCCTGATGGATGTTTCACTATTGCATTCTTTCCTTACTCAAGACAAAAGGGAGAGGCATCTGCTAAGCTAACCATCCGGGAGGGGTGTAAGTTCCGGACTCAGTTGCCACATGAAAGGTTTTGTATCGATGGCGAGAACTTGTTCCTCTTCAGTGATGCTGGTGGAGAACCAAAGATGTGCTATAGGATCCTGATTCGATACATGGGTTTTCCACAGGACAATTTTAAACTTCATAAAATCGATTGGTTATGAGTGACGTGAAGATGCTGGGTGACTATGGTTGCTACATCGATGAAAGTAATGTGATATCGTTCCAGGTTGGTGATAATCCTCGTATAGGAATGGATGATCCTGGTTTTTCAGTGGAAGACTACAATTCGTTCCCTGATTTACAATGGCAGACGATTAACGGTTATCAAGTGTGTAGTCGTGGACACAATAACATGAAGTGTGAAGAGGTAGCTGCAGATCTTAAAAAGAACCGGTTGTTACCTCGCTTAATTACTAAGCAGATGAATATGTTGTATGGAAAGGGACCGGCAGTGTATAAAACAGTATTTACTGATGGTAAATTTAAGCGCGAATGGGTTGAGTGTCCGGAAATCATGAATTGGCTGGATTGTTGGAAAGATCGTGGACTTGAAAGTGACTATAAAGAAGTCGCAAAAGCTCTTATTAAAGACTTCTATTATTTTCGTGACTACTTTGTGAAGTGGAGATTTTCGGTCGGTAAAAACTTTGGAGCACTACCTGTTGCTGGTATTGAGACGATGGAGAACAGGCATTGTAGACTGGCCACAACAAAGAAAGATGCCGCTACTGATCTGGTATACTATCGTGACTTTCGTTTTATAGCTGTTGGGCGTTGGAATTATGGGATATCCAATTTTAAGATTTATCCGAAATTTAATTTGGCTGATGTAGATAACTATAAGTATGCAGCTATTTCGCATCACCGGGAAAAATCAGTAGATGAGTTTTATGGTGTTAATGAGACACACGAAGGTACCAAAGAATATATTAGAGGGTCTAATGCAACTGCACGATATATTAACTCCTTTTTGCGTAATAGCTTGGCCGCAAAGATACATATCATTATTCCTAATGCATGGATCAATGCAAAACGGACTCAAATTCAGAAGCTTTGTGATGAGAATAAAAAACGGAATAAAGACGGGGTGAAACTATATGTGTTTAATGGAATCGATATAGGTATTGAATTTAAAGAGTCTACACTGATTAAATATATCCAGTCCGAACTCCGTAAAATTTCACAATATCTTTCCGGAGCCGATAACCAAGGGAAGGCTTATGCAACAATCAGTTTTAAAAGTAGCGGTACTGATGAAGAACGCTGGAAAATCGAAACTGTAGACCTGAAGTACAAGGAATATATTGAATCGCTTATTACTTATGATAAGCGTGCTGATGAAGTGTTGCTATCGAGTGTGGGTCTCGACTCTTCTATTTCCAGTGTTGGGAAGGATGGTGTGATATCCAAGTCCGGATCGGATGCATATTATAATTATCTGATTTATCTGATGTCTCTTACTCCGGACGAAGAAATCTGTTGTGAACCTTTTAATTGGGCTATTCAAATAAACTTTCCTTTATTGTATAAAAAAGGGTATAGAATTGGTTTCTACCGGGAAATTCCAAGTCGCCAGGAAGAAGTTAAACCGAACGAACGATTAAATCAGCAAGAGTCATGATTATATTAGAAGAGTTATTTAAAAATTTGACAGAATTTCGCCAGTATGCACCTTATTCTGAAACGAATATCGAATTTAAGGACCTCAATAGCTCAGCATCGTCCGCCCGAAAGCAGATATGCATTATTATTTCTAAAAAGGTTTATGATATAATCGTTAAGAGGGAAGGAGAGATACATGATGCTTTACTGACTGCAATGGCCAACTTAACGTTGGCAAAACAGTTGGTATTTGACGTTGTTAAGCAGCGCAAATCCGATATTGACATATACAAGTATGAAATGGAAGCGATGCGTCGGTCCTATATTGAAAACTATTTTAGCGGCATGGATACTTTGATTCAGCTACTTGATCAGGAAAAATTGGAAGAGTGGAGTGGATCCCGCTATTGTAGACTGCTTTCTTCTCTTCAGATACAGACTGCAGAGGACTTTGATTTTCTTTATTCAATTGATCTTTCCTATCTCTTTTTCTTCCGGATTATCCCACTCCAGAAAGAAGTACTTGACGAAGTTATGACCGGTTACTTCGAGCGTGTAGGTGATAATCAAGAGATAAAAGGCTTGCTGTTACATGCGCTTGCAAAGGCTACAGTTGCTCTTGCATTGCGTCGATTGGATATCCTTGAGTTTCCGGCAACAATACGTAATCTTTTTGATGATTCTAAAACTAACCGATCCGGAAAAGACGAACAGGAGCGTATGCTTATGCTTGCCAGTCAGTTAACCGACGAGGTACAGTCTTTATTGAGAAGTGTCGATCTCGTTTTATCTAATAATGATTCGGGGATAGTGGACACAGAAACTTCTTTTAATTCTCCGGACGATATAATCATAATGATGCCATGAAAGATACTATTGAATTTATGCTCCATGGGGATACCTATTTTATTCCTAATTCATGGGACCTCCTTACTCCGTTTTTATTTTCCGGTCTTGTACAAGATTTTAATCGGATGGTCAAAGGTGAACTTTCTCCGGCCATGGTGAGAGTAAACTATGTATGTAATGTTATGGGCTGGAAACCAAAGAAGATCAAAGACGAAGACTCTTTTCAGAATCTGGCTTTTCTTGCAGAGCAAGTAACATTCCCATTCGTTATCTTATATCCGGATAATGATTTGGCTCTAAAAGATATGGATCCTGAAACCAGAAAGCTTTGTAAAAAAATTCCTCCTGAGCGACTAACCAGTCTCCCCATCGCACGATATCTCTCACGTTTGGACTATCAATTTACCCTGGATAGCTGCTTTTGCAAACAACTTGTACCGGAGGTGATTGTGAATGACGAAATTTATCCTGCATATTCCATTGATACAAGTTTTAATGTTTTGACCTGTTCATTAACTGCGTTGCAATATATAGAGGCTCGTGCTTTAATGGGAAAGTCTGTAGATATGCTTCCACTTCTGGCTGCTATCTTATATTACCCAGGTACTTATTCTTCCGCAGGTGCTCATCGGTTAGCTTCGGAGTTTGCCAACTTGACAGAATATGAACTTCAGGCAATAGCTTTCAATTTTCAGGCTTTTAATAATTATCTGTTTTCTCAAACAGAGTTTCGGTTACTCACAGCATCGAAAGAAGGTAAGAATAGTACTATTAGTACCGGTGCTCTTGAATCTCTTTATAACTTGAGCAATGATGGACTTGGGGATATTACAGTCATCGAGCAGATGAATGTTATCAAGTACCTGACTATTCTCCGGAAGAAGATTATTGAAACTGTCCGTAGCATGAGTTCTATGAAAATGGAGAAAGTTGATATTGAGAAAGAAACAGGATTGCCTATTCACATCATTAACCAGATATTATGATACTTGATTTATTCTCTTATTTCGCAAAGTTCCCCTCTAAATCGGGGGTACTTTCCATATTTACTAATGGTAGTAGTACTTATGCTCAGTATTCTGAACTGCACAATGTAATAACGAACCTTCCGGAACCTTTAGTTCCTGCGATTCAATCATACGTTTTTGGGCAATCATTTGAATCAGTCAAAGCACGTATCGATAACTTAACAGGTACTTATCTTTTTATCGATTACGGTGAGTTTTCTTCCAAGAGCGATTACCGGAATTCTATCGAAGATTCTCAAAAGTTGGCGGCTACTGTTGCAATGAAGCTATCGGATACTTCGGATCTTGTTGAAGAAGCCATCGCTTCTGCCATCTGTCTGAATTTGCTGAATACCTTGCGTGCCCATCTTCTATATGACGCCGAATGTGGCAAGATCTCTTGGCTTAGCCGTTCAACTATAAAGAATCACGATATCATTCCTTTTGTAGCGAAAGAATTGAAGTCGATCGGATGGACTATGATGTTCGAAGCCAACGCTGCCGATCTGTTCAATGTAAAGGAGCGAATGGCATCTTTTTAAGTCTGAATTTGCGGTATGGTTGATATATAGAATTAGAAGCAAGTAACATTCATTTAATATTTCCAGGTTTAAATGTTAAATATCAGATTAATAACAAAAATATTATTGCCGGATTTTTATATCAATAATATTTTTGTTATTTTTGTATCGTCATTAAGACAAGAGCTCTTATGAATAATGACGAAGAGCTAAAGGCTCGGATAGAAGAATTAGAGCAAGACCTCATCTTCTATCTCCGCAAGTATCACGAATTGACCCCTCGGGGAAAATGGATGAAAGCGGTGTTGGACAAGGAGATTAAGTCGATTGAGGAAGAAATCAAACGGCTGAGTCAACTTCTCTGACAGAAGGGTTTCCGCTCCCAAAGGCCAAGGGAGCGGATTCCTTTTTCACTTACAGTAGAATCTTTAAACAGTAGCAGCGTATGGATAAGGTAAAGCGTTTTTTTGAATTGAAGGAACTTTGGAAAAAAAGTCCTGAAAATGAACGTACGGAGATTGATAGCCAGCTTACCGACCTGATGGAAAGTTTAGATGATGCGGAACAGGAAGCTTTGAACGCCGCGATATCCAATGATTTTAGCCGGATGAAAGAAGAGGTGAAAGATATTCGCCGTACAATTACCATTCGTAGGCAATTAGCCCCGGTGTTACCCTTTCTTTCTGTATCTTATTTGGCAAAGACATACTTTGGCAAAAGTACTTCGTGGTTTTATCAGCGGCTCAATGGGAATCTGGTAAACGGTAAGCCTGCCAGTTTCACTCTTGAAGAACTCAATACACTATCTGTTGCTCTTTCCGAGTTGGGCGACATTATGATAGATACTTCTCGGTCTATCGCGAGACCGTAAGTCTTGATGACAACTTGAGAAGGGTTCTGGAAACAGGACCCTTTTTTTATGCTGTTATTTGCGAATACAGACATTTTAATGTTAAATATGTGTTAGTAGCATAGTATAACTATTTGATAATCAAATTATTGTATTGTATTTGTGCTGTATTTATTAAATAATTAATTAAAACAATTAACATTATGGAAACAAAAATCTGTATTTTTAAAGAGAATCCGATCACTTTTGTATTGGATAAGAACAATGGTATGATGGTTAATGCAACAGAAATGGCGAAGCCATTTGGCCGGAAAGTAGAAGCGTTTATGAGAAATGAAGGTACAATTTCATTTGTTAATGAAGCTTTAAAAAGCGAGAATTCTCGCTTTTTAAAGCTTTTTTCACAGTCTGATTTATATTACTCAAGTCAGAATACAGGAACCTGGATGCATCGTGTTTTGGCATTAAAGTTTGCAGCTTGGTTAAATCCGGCTTTTGAGATCTGGGTATATTCCACTATTGAACGAATCCTTTTTGGAAAGCATGCGCAACGTGAAGAATCCAAATATTTTCTTCATATTTGGATGCTAATAAAAAAACATGTTATTAGCTTCTCATAATTGTGTAATCCGTAAACAGTTGGATTCCGGGTGGTTTCGGTTGGCGCACGATATGAGAAGCTGTATTTATTCTGATGGATCAAAGCGATAAATTAGCAGATATTATTCTGCAGGCATTACATCATATTCCAGATTATTTATCTGTTCAAGACAATATTCTGAAACCTCTTAACATGGATATAACAGATAAGGAAATAATGTTGGTACGCAAGCGGCTTTCCATGCTTGACTTAATAGTGGAACAATATTCGGAATCACCTAAGTCATTAATAAAGATTACTCCTAAAGGATATCAAGCCATAGAATATTTTGGTACCTATGAAGCTTATAGTAAAGAACAGAAGAAAACGGCTTTGACCGAACGAAGAATACGATATTTAGAAGAAAAAAATATTGAGCTAAAGAATCTGAATATTATTGTAGGGGTGATTTCATTTATAATAGGCATCCTACTATCAAGCCCACTAAAAAGCATGTTGAGACAATGGTTAGAGTCCGAATGATAGAATTCTTTAATAGTAAGAAGTCATTGGATAATTCATTGATTTCTTTTTCTAACTGGATTAATTTGGATTCATCTTTCATAACTTATTGATTTTGATACAAAAATACGAATAATATTAAATAACTTGATCTAATGGATAAATTGTTTCCATAAATTCAATATAAAAAGTTTGGTGTTTTCAAATATTTTCTTCATATTCGGATGCCCAAAATAAATTAACCTGAATCTTCTGTCAGCGTGTAATCTTTATTAATAGGATTCTGGAGTAATTACCAGTGGGCGCACGCTGACAGAAGATTTTTTTATATTATACTATGGATTTTAAAGATAGCATTAAACAATTGTCAGACAGAGTGTTGAAACTTAAAGACAATATCCTTACGGAAGAAGCTACTAAAAATGCATTTATCATGCCTTTTATTAATGTACTTGGTTATGACGTTTTTAACCCTTTAGAAGTTGTTCCTGAAATGACTTGTGATATCGCTATGAAAAAGGGTGAAAAGATAGATTATGCCATTATGAAAGATGGGGATCCAATTCTTCTTATTGAATGTAAACACTGGGCGCAAGATCTCAATTTACATGACAATCAGCTAATAAGGTATTTTAATGTATCAAAAGCTAAATTTGGATTACTTACTAATGGTATTATTTATAAATTTTATACAGACTTGATGGAACCTAATAAAATGGATGAAAAACCATTTTTGGAGGTAGATGTTACGGATTTAAAAGATAATCAAATTGAAGAATTAAAGAAGTTTCATAAGTCATATTTTGACATTGAAAATGTTTTGAGTTCTGCCAGTGAATTGAAATATACGGGGGAACTCAAGGGAATTATTGCAAAAGAATTTGTAAATCCTTCTCCTGAATTTGTGAAATTCTTTGCAAAGCAAGTTTATGATGGTGTTATAACAGCTAAACTGCTTGATCAATTTACCTCATTGACCAAACGGTCTATTAGTACTTACGTTAGTGATCTTATTTCAGAAAGGCTCAAGTCTGCATTAAAAACAGAAGATATTGCTGAGAAAAGAGATTTGGGTGAAGAGATGCAAGTAACTTCTATTGTTGAAGAGGAAAAAGATAATAAAATAGTGACTACAGAAGAGGAGATTGAGAGTTATTTGATAATAAAGTCTATTCTTCGCCCTTATATTGACATTTCAAGAATTGTATATAGGGATGCACAAACATACTTTGCCATACTGTTGGATGACAATAATCGAAAACCTATTTGTCGTATGTATTTTAATAGTATTTCAAAAAAGTATATCTCTACATTTGATGAAAATAAAAAAGAGACAAAACATGAAATCGCTTCGCTAAATGATATATATAATTTCTCTAAAGAATTGGTTGATGTGATTAATGTATATGATGGAAAATAAATTTCTTAAAAGGAACTTAAAAAAAAGCTTTTGTTTTATTTTTTAAAATATTATTCCCATATTTGCAGAGTCAAAAGTTACATCGTCATTAGTTGACGTCGTGAGCAACGAATAATGCTCAATATGAATTTGGGCTTTTTTTATGCCCATACATCGTCTTCCTAATATTAGGAAAACGATTCGAAATACATAACGATATGGCGGCTGCCTTTCCCAACATTTATTATACGCTCCGGCGGACTAATGATGTGACTTTTGACGAAGCGGGAGATGGCAGCCGTTTTTCTGCCTAAATGTCAAAAGTCACATCATTATGAAAAAACAAATCCGATCTGCCCAAGTTCCGGCAGCCAAACTTCGGAACTATTTCACTGAGTTATCCTCCATGCTCGTGTCAGGTGAATCATTCCATGTCCGTCACTCTAATGACGGTACTACTTCCATTCGTCTTGCTCGTGGTCAGTATTTAATTATTTCCGTACGGAAAGGAGGCCAATCATGACTACTAATATTAATGGAGCTTTTATTACCGATGAAGCGGTTGAAACCATTAAGTTTCTACAACAGGAAGATTATGTTGATCAAACTCTAAATCAAATTAATGAGGTTATAGATATCGTTATTGATGAAGATATTCCGGCTGTGTTAGAATCAGATAAGGATTGTCTACGTATTGTGCGTAATCTTCGTTATCTTGCACAACATATATCATCATTTAAAAGACCTGATAACCATGAATGATAATCAAGAACAGAAAATCACCGATGTCAGCATCTATATTGCTGGATTACAAGCTACGTATCGTCCTGCACCTGATGCCCGGCATACTACCCATTGGTTCTCCACCGATGAAGTCTATACTGCCATTAAGAATCTGGATCCTTCGGCCTCTATTACTAAAGAGCAAGTCTTTCGGGCTATGATCGATGCCGGTTTTAAGTTCCAAAATCGTCCCGGTGCATCCGGATGCGATTTCCGCTGGATGCTTCAGGAACGTAATCAATAATAAAGGTCCGGGAACTACCTTCGTTTAATCCGTTACACAAAAGATTGGCCGGTAGTTCCCGGCTTTTTTTGTGTCCTTTTCCCTCTATTTTTCCCTCGCTACATTCGCTGAAAATAAGTTTAGCGAATCATGATCACAGAAGACTTAATCAGAAAAAGATTTGTCCACGATACTATTTCTCAAGGAATTAATCAAATCTATCAAACTCAAGAAAGTGTAGTTAGTACCTATCTGCATACACGTTCTGGCAACTTATTGGCACATCTGCAGCGACGTCCGTTTTCCTCCCATGTTTCAGGCGCTAAAGCAGAGTATTTTATGCGCATTTTCCCCTATCTGCGATATTTGGACATCTCTTACAGAAAGCGTAATGATCGCATCTCCCGTCATATCCGTAGCAATCTCCCTCTCTATAATAGAACGGTTTGGGGAGTTCTCTATCATGTAACCTTCCCGGAACTTCGATATGGTTTCAATGATGAAATCCGGAATTCTATCCGTAAAGAACTCGAACAGGCACTCCAATATGAACAATCGCAAAATTGGTAATAGAATATGGCTCAAAAAAAACATCTATCCGAGGACGAAATCAAAGTCATTATATCAGCTGAGACTGCTGAAGCTCAACAGGAAATTCATGCTCTTACGAAAGAAACAAAGGATCTCAAGAAAGAAGAAAATGCACGTCGTAAGGCTATGGTCGATCTTGAGTCACAGGGAAAAAAGAACTCCAAAGCGTATAAGAACCTTGAAAAGGAGGTTAAAGAGTATTCTAATCGGATATCCGAAAATACTGATAAGGTCCGTAAGCTTACTCGTCAACTTGATGTCAACGCCATGTCAATACGTCAGTTAAAGAAACTTGCAAAGGAGCTTACAGGAGAACTTGAAGATATGTCCGAGGCTGCAAATCCGGAAGAATATGCAGCATTGAGTAATCAACTCCGTTCAGTTCGGATGCGGATGGATGATCTTCGGAATAAAGGCAGAAATATTAGTGACGAATTTGGTTCGGCAGAGTCTATGCTTTCCAAATGGAAAATGGCAGCAAAGGCATTTATTGCTGTAAAACTTGTCGGATACCTCACTCAACTGAATTCAGCCGTTTATCGTACCCGTAAAGAGTTTGCAAAATACGAAGCCGTTTTACGCAATACTTTTCAGTCACAGGAGAAGGCTACTCAGGCAATGAAGATGCTCCAGCAATTGGCTGCTGATACTCCCGCTTCACTTAAGGAATGGACCGAGGCCTATATAAAACTCGTTAATCGTGGTTTAAAGCCCACATCTCAGGAACTTACTAACATGGGTGACTTAGCTACCTCTCAGGGTAAAAGTGTCGATCAGTTAATTGAAGCTATTCTTGATGCCATGACCGGAGAAAACGAGCGACTAAAGGAATTTGGTATTAAAGCAGCCAAAAGTGGTGAAACTACTAAGTTCACATTTCGTGGGGTGGCTACAGAAGTGAGAAATTCAGAACAAGCCATTAAGGATTACTTACTCTCATTAGGACAATTAGAGGGTGTAGCGGGTTCTATGACCGTGCAGATGCAAGAGTTGGAGGGTATGCAGTCTAACTTTGGCGATACGGTGGATTCCGTATTTAATAGGATTGGGAAAAAAATGGAACCTTTTTATAAAGGACTATTGCGTAGAGGGATCTCTTTCTTTTCTACAATTGATAAACTCTTTACTTCGCATACCGAAGTTTACGAGAGTCATCTGGAGCAGTTAGTTCAGTTGGAATCCACAGTACCACAATTGATGTCCCGTTATGAAGAATTGAGTTCAAAGACATCGCTTAATACTACCGAGCAGAAGGAGTTGGCCGGCGTCATATCTCAGATAACATCTTTAATTCCTGGAGCAGCATCTGCTTTTGATGATCTGGGAAATGCAATCGCTATTTCCGGAGAAAAAGTAGATGAATATTTAAAGAAGCAAAAAGCTCTCCTGAAATTTGAAAATGCTCAGGCCATATCTGAGTTAGAAAAGCAGATAGAAGAATATACGAAAAAACGTGATGAATTACAAAAACAATATAATCAGGGAGGTAAAGCTGTTTTTCAGAGCAATGGTATGTTTGGAGGCTACACTTCCTACATAGATAATAGGGAGGAGACTCTTAAACAGATAGAAACCGAACTTAAAAAATATATCACTCTTGTTACTGGTGCAGAAGAAAAACTAAAAAGAATAAATGGACAGACTTTAGAGGATGTCGTTCAACAACACAAAGACAAGGAAACAGCCCAGGAACGTTTTAATAATATGAATAAGTCCATGCTCTCCGCCTGGCTCAAGGACGAAAATAATGCTGCTGATCAATACCGTGAGATAGCTGAAGAAATCTACAAAAGCCGGTTTCCTGATAAACCGGCAGATCCGAAAGCTGCGCAAAAAGCTCAAGCTGCTGCCGAAAAAGAAAAGAAAGCCGTCCTCGATACTGAGAAGGCTGCTATTCAGTCCATGGAGGCTCTTCGCGAAGAAGATTTGCAAAATCAGCAGAAGTGGTACAACACCTCTGTCTATGCATTAAATGCCGATCTTTCTGAGAAGTTAATCACTAAGGAGCAACATGAGCTTCTCATGATCGAACTCGACAAGCAGAATGCAGAGAACCGCCTGAAGATAGAACAGGCATACTATCAGGATGCCCAGTCACTTGAACTCAAGAACGCTGACCTTAAAGAAGATCTTGTCCGTAAATCCAATCAACGTGTACTTGATTCCGAAAAATCGGCTAACGCTGCCCGTGCTGTGGAACAGGCTAAGCTAAACGATCTAATCAAAGATTTTAAATCGCAGTTCAAAGTCACTACGGTAGAAGAGGATTTTCAGGCGCAAATGTCGGTACTTGAGGCTGCTTACCAGGCCCGAAAGGAAATGGCTGAGAAGAACAATCTCGATACCACTGAACTCGATAGAGCCTATTACGCAGCCAAAGAACAACTCGAAGCGGATCATCAGGCCAAGATATTGGCTATCCGCAATCAGTATGGCCTTTCTACCCAGCAAGAACGGTTCGATGCCGAACTTTTACAACTGAAGACAGCGCGTGATCAGCAGCTACTCACCGAAGAAGAATATGAACAAGCTGTTCAGAATCTGAAACGTGATTCCTACAAAAAACAATTTGATTACTATTCTGGCCTTTTTTCTGGTGCTGTTCAGGCACTTCAACAAGCCGAGATGGACAATGTCGACGCCCAATATGACGCTGAGATCGAAGCAGCAAAGGGTAACTCCAAAGAGGTAGAGCGTCTTGAAAACGAAAAGGCACAGAAGAAACTCGACATTCAAAAAAAATATGCTGATGTCAATTTCGCCATCAAAACCTCTCAAATCATTGCCGATACTGCTGTTTCTATAATGAAGGCTTTTTCCGATCTCGGCCCTATAGCCGGTGCCGTTGCAGCTGCACTTATGGGGGTTACCGGTGCTGCCCAGATTGCGTCCGCCAATGCCGAGCGTAAAAAAGTCAAGAATATGACTCTTTCAGGAAGTTCCTCCTCTTCCAAAAGCGGTGCCCGTGTTGCTACTGGCCGTGAATCCGGAGGAAAGATTGACGTCAAACGTGCCCAGGATGGTAAGTTCTTTCCCAATGCCGATTACGATCCCGACGCTCGTGGTTTCATTGATCGTCCTACCGTCATAGTAGGAGAGGGGCCTTCGGGACACTCAAAAGAATGGGTGGCCTCCAATGCTGCTGTATCCAATCCTACCATTGCTCCCATTCTCGATATACTTGATAAGTCCCAACAGGCAGGTACTATCCGCACGCTCGATCTTAATCAGGTTATTCGTGCTCGCATGGCCGGTTACTCCTCAGGGGGTACTATCTCTAAGACTACCGTTTCTTCACCAGAACCCGTATCTTCGGATTCGGGAGTAACACTTACTCCCGAACTTATGCGGCGGTTTGCCAATGCCATCATTAATATTGATGAATATGGAATTCCCGCCTCCGTTTCTCTTACCGAGTTTGAACGTAAACAACAATTACGCGATCGTTCCCGTAATCTTGCGAAAAAATAGCCGTATGAAAATTATTAATACTCATTTCAATCAACCTTATCAGCTTTCTCCTGGTACACAGTTGGACGTTGAACGCCCCAATCTTTTTTTTAATGAATGGGGAGAGCAGACTTTCCCGGTCGATCTTCCTGATACTCCTATCAATAGAAAGATGGTTGGCTATGTCGATATGTTGGGAAATGTTTCAAAGCCTTCAACAGATATCAATTGTACCATTCAGGACGGATCTTATTTCATGTCCTGTCGCCAAGCCATCTTTTCTGCACAGAGGAAAAAAGGATTCAGCACTTCTTTTTATATCAATGAAGGTTCTTTTCTTTCTCGTCTGTCCGAAACTTCACTGGCCGATGTCTTTGGGGATGAAACCATTCCCGGAGTTACTACCGTTCAGCAAGGCATTGACTTTTGTCGTTCACTGCTTGACAACACGAACCCTAATTTTTCAGTCTTTCCTGTCTGGTTGGACTTGGATGGAGAACGTCGTATGGTTAATAAGGTAGATCGTTACAATGCCAATGGTAACTATTCACCCTCCGGAACCATTAATTTTTATAACGCCTTTCCGCGATCCGAAACGGTGAATGATTCGGTTGTTGCACTTTCTCCCGGATATTACATTACTCCTTTTCTTCGTTCATCCTACCTCTTACGGCGCATATTTTCATATTTTGGATACCAGTTACTTACTAACTTTTTGGATACCGTTCAACCCTTTAAAGACATGGTGTTAATCAACAATACCATAGACTCTTTAGTTAATGGTACCATCCTTCTTGCACATCTCATACCCAACTGTATGTGTAGTACTTTATTGAATGTCTATCGTAAGAAGTTTTGTTGTGAGTTTATCCCCGATGAAGCTAACCGCACGGTAACTATTGAGTTTTTTCGTGATATCGTTAAAGAATCTCCTTCTGTAGATCTCACTGGAGTATTGACTTCTGAACCTGTTATCGAGTTTTCCGGATACAAACAGATAAAGATTGCTTCTGAAAACAATGTTTCCCTTTACGATCTTTTTGATTCAACAGCTGAGATCTCTTCTAAATATCCTGAAGCTTCTCTTGATCAGAAATACGGTTGGTATACCAGGATCGGATATGGTGAATTTTCAGAAGTCACACAAATCGTTGCCGACTCCATCCAGCCTTATTATATCGGAGGCAACTTACCGGTTTTCGAAGTCAAAGTTCCGGACTGTGCATATTCCATGATTGCTGCTACCTACCGTTCCAGTTCCAGTTCGCAGCTTCCTCCGTTGGGAGAGAAACTGCCATGGCCGGTTCCCTATATTGGTGACGGTCGTACCTTGAATTCCACAATAGTTATTTCATCTTCTGATAGCGGTACCTCCGAAGATGATGGGAAAACCACGACTGCAGAAGATGAAGAACAGCCGCCAATGCTTGCATTTACTTATTTCGACACTATAACACACGGCACTAATCATACTGCTGATGGCCGTTGGGAGTATTCTTTACTCTATAATGGTGAGCATGGAATCTACGAACGGTTTTATAGAGATATGGACAACCTTCTCCGAAATTCTCTGCATCCCGTTAAAGCTGACCTGCTGTTGTCTTCTACTCAGAAAATGAATATTAAGTCACATTCTAAAGTTTACCTCTGTGGACAGGAACTTCTTATAAACAAACTCGTTTATAGTATTGGTGGTAAGGACGAACCTAAAGAATCAGAGTTTTTCACCACTTTACTTCACACTCCGGTTAAAGTTGCTCCTCCCGAATCCCAGCGCTTTCTCCGGAATCAAAAATACAAGTGGAAGGTTCAGCGTACCTCTTATAGCATTACGCAGGATGAGTTTAATGCTTCTCCTTCTAAGGTTGAAGGTCTTCGTAGTTCTATAGATCCCCTGCCAGCCATTTACCCCCTGCCACCTACCCAGTCACAGTATAACAGTGGAGGAAGTTACTTCCATCGCTCCTATGCTCGACATTCGATTGGGCGTGATGGAAGAGATTATTGGGAGAAAGTAGAATGGTCATTAACGCCTATATTATTCTCTGAAGAATAAAAGTTGTCCTTTTATTCCCATCTTCTTATTCCTACTTTCGTTTCAAAATAATAGCTATTGATATGACGATTCTTCAGCAACCAGATGCGTTATCTCTTTCCGGAAATATTAAAGATTTTCGCATTAGTACTTCCGGAAAAGTTTCATTCGTACTCCTGCAGGGAGATACTGAAATCTTGTCGCAAAGTTACGATCCCGGCCAGGATGGTCTTGTTAGTATAAGTTTGAAAGATATCATTCATTCATGTCTCTCTTTTCAGCTTCAGGAGTCGTCTCTGGTCTATCTGCAACCTACGCTTGCCGATACGTTTACTGCCCGTTTTTCTGATGAGTATGTTGTCAATCCCGATGTTTCCGGAGATCCGGTTTATACTGATATCACTTTTCGCGCTGTTCGTGCAGGTATAGATCGTTTTGCCGATACAGCAACAAATTTTCTTACTCAGAACTTTCTTACTTGGCAACCTACTGTTAAGCCGGTTACTTATTATTCACCGGAGTTTCTTACCTATTATGCAGTTGTTCCCTGCATCGTGAAGTTACGTGCATACTTTACCGATGACTCCGGATCCGTCATTACTCAGAAAGATATTACTCTTTCTGATTTCGAAGCCGGAAAAGCATATACCATTCCCCTGCAATATGCTTCCATTGCGGGGAGACTCGACAATGAACTTCCTGGTTATTATGACGTATGGATTGAAAATACAGAAGGTGTTCGTCTTACCTATATACAGAGATATTATGCCTCCGATATGTTATCCGAGCAAGAGCAATGGATCCTATTCGAGAATTCTCTGGGAGGTATCGATACTTTCCGTGCGTATGGTTCATGTGATTTCACTGGCGAACATACCCATAACATAGCTGAGATAGAAAACACTTCATTGGAATATCGTGTTGATACCGAACGTAAATTTCAAAAAAATACAGGCCATCTTAATGTCCAGGAACGGCATTGGCTTCTTGACTTCTTTCCCTCTTTGACGAAATATATCTATACAGGATCTTATCTTCGTTCTATTGTTGTAATTGATAGTAATGTTACTTATACAGATCGTGATCTTCCCAGTAATTATACTTTTACTTATAAATACGCTGACGCACGTCCTTTTCTTAATATTCCACGGGCTAATCCTTCTGGAGATCTGATTATTACGGTTCCCGATGTTGGTTCTTTTACAGTGCCCCCTCGGCTTGTTGAATTTCCTCGCCTTCCACTTACCGAGGGGGTATTCTTTCCTGTACAGAATCCTTATTCTGAAAAATGGTGTACTACTACAGCTGGATCTTTAAGTGACTTTATTGCCGAACGTTTGGCTCACGATTACGGTGGTAGTGGTGGAATTGGACATCAACATAATAATATTGATCTTCTACAACTATTATCATTTGCAGAAGAATATCTTCTTGTGTCTGGTCGAAAAATAAAGTCCGGATATGCTGATGAGACCTATACCTTTAGTAAGAATACCTCACGTGAACTTATCACTTTTATAAAAGGTCTTATTTCTGAAAGCATAATAACTGCAGAGGATGGTATTCAGTTGGGTAAGAGTTTTGCCGGCGGTATAACCGGACATGGCGGTCTCTTTACCTCATCCGGCCATGGCGAACTCAGATCTTTGCGTGTCAATGAATGGTTTGAAACTTCTGAATTCAGGTACAACTATGTGGACGTCACCACCGGTGAGAAGTGGTCTGCTCCGGGAGGTGGCATTGTAGAATCAGTTGTAATGGATACCGATCCGGAAGGGAATGAATTGAATACCGGTGTGGTGACCTTGAAACTGGAAGCCGGCCAGATTGGCGCGGTCGCTTTCGATGATTTGGCCATGGGCATGTACCATTATGAGAGTGGTAATGCTACGGAGGATTACGATGATGGCAAGGGCAACCGCCGGTTCTCCGGGTTCACGACTGTGTTTTTCCGTATTACTGAGATTATAGAATCGGGACTCAACAACAAATTCCGTTTTGAGCTTCGTGGCGCTTCGGATAACTATCCCAATCCCGTGCCGCCTACCGCAATGATGCATTTCGTATGTTTTGGTAATGTGAGCAATAAGTCCCGTCAGTCAAGTATGTACCAGACACGCACATACACAAGGTATCTTAAGAATGTGGACTGGTGGGAATTCTCATTCGGTAACATCGCAATGCAGTTCGGGGACCTTTCCAACCTGTCCGTATTCGGTGCGGACATGACCGGGTATTCCGCTTATGTCGATAGCCTGTATTTTACCGGCAAGATAGAACAGTTGGAAAAGATCGTTGAAGATACGCTGGGTGATGGTGACTTGCGCATGGAACTCAAGAGAACCGGTATGGATATGATTGTAAACGGGCATATCGATACGGTCATTACCGCAAAAATTTTACGGTACTTCAAGAATATAACCTCTGAGGTGATAAAATGGGTCTGGACTCGTGAATCCGGAACGGAGCAGGTCGATATTGCTTCTGATGCGGACTGGAACGACCGTAATTCCCATATCAACATAAACGAGATACATATAGTCGACGGGGATATCCCTGAGACTTCCCGGTCGGTGAAATTTATCTGTGAGGCGACCTTGGGAAGTGTGAAGCTGAGAGAAGAATTAACTTTTTAAGAATATTTTATATGGTATCATTTTCAGTTAGAAGACACTATGACCCGTTATCCTCCTCCTTATCGATGATAACACAAGAGGGTTCGACAGTCCAGAATTATGATGTGTACAACAAGGAGTACATTCCTGACCGGCGTATCCGTCCCACGGCCATTTTGCCGGAATGCCGTATTTCAGATCCGGCTGAAATATTGGAAGCCGGCGTAGTCAACCGGTATTTGACCGATATTATCTGGTATCAGGGTGAGATGAAGCCGGAGAATATCATTCTTGACACCGACAAGGATTTCAAGATTGACCGCAGTTCGAATACCAACAACCGTGGACGCATCACCGTTTACAAGAATGTCCCCTTCGGTGTTCCGTTGACCTTGAGCTTTTCCGCCACATTTGTGGATATGGTGGGTAACAATGTAAGGCGCAGGGCTTATTTCAACGGTTTTGTTTACCTTACCTCTTCGACCTTTGCCGATGCTCCGTTGACCTTCATACCTTTCTGTCCCCGTGGGGATACCTTCAATCCGTTGTCCGGCATGACCTGTCTGCCGTTATGCGGTGACTTGAAAGCCGGCAATGAGTTGATTCCGCAGGCACATTGGTGGTACAGGAAAACGGCATCCGGATTAAATCTTTTAGGCAGTGAATACGAAGGTTATAAATCCCGTGAAATAAAGATCCCGACCTCTGAGATCGGCAAGGATGCGCATTATGTATGCCGTATCAAGGATTGCCGTCATGATCTTGCCGATTTGCAAGAGACATACTTGCAGGAGGAACTCGACAAGATATCCGACTACCCCCGCAATCTGCTTGCCAAGCAGTATTTTCTCAATCTGAACGATGAGATCAAGCCCGGTGTCGTGACTGAGGGAGAAGATGCGGACGGGAAGTATATATGTATACCGAGTCCATCTGTGCTATATGCTTATGTAGGCAAAACTGAACAACGTGATTTATTCTCCGGGAAGATGTCTTTTAAAGAGAATACAGTATATAATCTACGCGTTGTGGGAAAACATGTTTCTGAAACAGAATCCCAATGGGGTTTTGCATTTATGATAGCGTACACAGATGGTACGATTTCGTATGCGAAATTTGGTGACAATGCTAATAAAAAAAGAGAGTTTGTTATTAAAAGTACTCCCAATAAAACGATATCACATATTTCAAGTACATATGGATTTGAAATTCCTTCTTACATCTACGGTATCCAGATCACCGAGGAATACAATTACAATTTGCTTGAAGGGGATACGGAAGAGGTGTTAGTTACTGCT